AAGTAGACCAAGTAATACTTTTAATAGCATTAACTTTTTAGCTATCCCAAAAAACAATGGAACCCGAAAGTCATTTATACCTAAAAACTCTAAATTTGTAGAAATTGATATATCAGCTTATCATCCTGCTTTGGCTGCTACTTTGGTTAATTTCGATTTTGGTGATAGTGATATCCACAATGCATTTGCCAAAATGTATGGTGTTTCTTATCAAGAAGCTAAAACAATCACATTTCAGCAAATGTATGGGGGTGTATTTGAAGCATACAAAGATTTGGAGTTTTTTAAAAAAATTGGATCGTATATAAACGATAAATGGGAAGAATTTAATAACTCGGGGCAAGTTATTGTGCCAATTTCGGGTTATTGCCTTAAAAAGGATAAATTAGAAAACATGAATCCGCAAAAGCTTTTTAATTATATTTTACAAGGGTTGGAGACCGCAAATAATGTTCGTATATTGGAGAAGATGATTCGACTACTACGAGGAAAAAACACACAAATTGTATTATACACTTATGATGCTTTTTTATTGGATTGGGACGAATCAGAAGATATTTTAAACGACATTTTAAACATTTTTAAACAAAAAGGGTTACAAACAAAACTAAGTTATGGAGAATCATATGATTTTACGCAATTATGATGATATTTATGGAGGGGGAATCCCTTTAAATATCACAGATTTGGATAATAAACTATTGTGCACATTCGTAGATCAAGAGAATCTAGATGCACTTATATCAAGTATAATTTCATCTTATACTATTAAGTATAATAAGATATTTGCTTTGTATGTTAAAAGTACTGGAGAATATGCGCTAACATACAATGTAGAAAATGGTAATATGGCGTTTATACCGTCAAATACCATATTAGTCCATCGAAATAAAGCGACCAACACGCTATACACGATTAATGCGTTAAATGAACTTATAAAGTCATTAAATGGTGGTATTGTAGATATGAGTTATAGAGTGGAATGGCAACATTATAAAAATAGTATCTTATTAACACAGGAAGGACAATTTAAACAATTGAATACGAAAATTTTTAAGATTATTGAAATATGATTAAATTAATTAATATTTTAAAAGAAGCTTTTGCTGATGATTATCCTAAAAACAAATATATAGAATTAACAGGGAATGAGGCTTTTAAATATTCTGATGATATATTTGATTTAATTATAAAATCATATGCGACTAAAGGAGGTAATCCAAAACTTCAAAATAAAGAAGATATAAAAAATTTATCTTTTTGGATACTAAAAGATATAGACTTAGACCCAGAAGCAGATGTTACTATTGGGGGAAAAAAAACAAAACATGGTAATAAATTAGCAATGGGGGGTCAAGATGGAACAGATAATGCTAAAATAGAGTTTATAAGTAAATTAAAAAAATTGTTGGACACAGGAGGGTTTTATGCTGAACTTGATAAAGATTTAGCACAAAAGATTGGTGTGGAGTTTATTAATGATAAAAATATTGTAAAAAAAGTTATTAATAAAAAAGATATAGAATTTAATGAAGATGGGAGCTACACTAGAAGTATTGAAGGAAATATATTTACAAAAGTGTTAGTAGGAAATCCTTTAGAAGCTTCCAATTCTAATTTGGAAAAATAAAAATCAATTATTATATTTAATCATTAACCAAAAATTTTAAAGTTATGGACATTAACGAAATGAAACGTCGATTGCAAGAAATGCAATCAAAATCAGCTGAGAAATCAGATGAAAAAAAGAAGGTATTTTGGAAACCTTCTGTTGGTAAACAAACAATTCGTGTTGTGCCTAATAAGTACAATAAGAAAAATCCATTTACCGAATTGTATTTTTACTACGGAATTGGTAACAATACAATGTTGTCACCTACAAACTGGGGAGAACGAGATCCAATTGCTGAATTTGCTAAAGAGCTTCGCAAAACTAGCGATAAGGAAAATTGGAGACTGGCTCGCAAATTGGACCCAAAAGTTCGTATTTTTGCTCCGGTTATTGTTCGTGGTGAAGAAGACCAAGGTGTTCGTTTGTGGCAATTTGGTAAAGAAACCTATATGGATTTTTTAAACTTAGCTGATAACGAAGATGTAGGTGATTTTACTGATGTTGCTAGTGGCAGAGACATTATCTTGACAACTGTTGGACCTGAAGTTACAGGTACACCATACAACAAAACAAGCATTATGCCCCGTACTAAAGAAACTTCGATTTCTGAAGACAAGACATATGTGAAAAATGCTTTAGAAAATCAGCCTAACCCAATGGAATCTTTTAGAAAGTATTCATTTGATGAAATGAAGGCTGCTCTTCAAACTTGGTTAGCCCCCGAAGATGAAGAAACATCTTCTTCTGTTCCTGAAAAGCCAGCTACAAATTATGCAACTAAAAATGCTCCAAAAGCAAATAAAGCAGAAAAATTTGATAGTTTGTTTGACGAGGATACAGAAAATGATTCTGATGATCTTCCATTTTAAATTAGAAAGTAACTATGGCTCGTAAAAAAAGTGAATCACTAACAGCAGCTGTGTCAGCTGAGCTTAGATCAGGATTTGATTTAAACAAATTCAAATCTAAAAAAATGCTTAATTCAAGCGTTAAGTTTAAAGATCAAAAATGGATTCCTTTGAGCCCTGCTTTCCAATCAACAACATCCGTACCTGGTATTCCGATGGGCCACATAGTTTTACTGCGTGGTCACTCGGATACTGGTAAAACAACAGCAATGATAGAGGCAGCAGTATCTGCTCAAAAAGCAGGTGTGTTACCTGTTTTTATTGTTACTGAAATGAAATGGAATTGGGAGCATGCAACTCAAATGGGATTACAGGTTGAACGTATTGTAGATGAAACAACAGGTGAGTTGTTAGACTATGAAGGTAATTTTTTATATATTGATAGAGAAAATCTTCACACAATTGAAGATGTAGCAGCCTTTATATTAGATTTATTAGATGAACAGAAGAAAGGTAATCTTCCTTATGATTTATTATTTTTATGGGACTCAATTGGCTCTGTACCATGTGAACTCTCAGTTAAATCCAATAAAAACAATAATGAATGGAATGCAGGTGCAATGTCAACTCAATTTGGTAATAATGTAAACCAAAAAATTACTTTATCACGCAAAGAATCATCACCTTACACAAATACATTAGTATGTGTTAATAAAGTTTGGACAGCTAAAGCTGAGGTCCCTATGGGACAACCTAAACTAATGAATAAAGGTGGATTTGCGATGTGGTTTGATGCAACATTTGTTATTACATTTGGAAATGTAGCTAATGCTGGAACTAGTAAAATTAAAGCTATTAAGGATGGTAAACAAGTTGAATTTGCTAAACGTACTAATATTCAAATTGATAAAAATCATATTAATGGTGTTCAATCAAGAGGTAAAATTATTATAACACCTCATGGTTTTATTAATGATTCTGATAAAGAGATTAAGTTGTATAAAGATACACATGCTGCTGAATGGAGTACCATACTTGGTGGAATAGATTTTGATATCTTCGAAGAAGAAGATACATTCGAAGCAACCAATATATTCTCTCAAGAACCAGATTAAATATGAATAAAGAACTACTAAAACTCCTTGATAATGTAATTGAGGAGGAGGATAAATTTTCCTCAAAACATAATCATGTCTTATTAATAGATGCATTAAATCTATTTTTTAGAAATTTTACAACAATGCGCTTTACAAATACTGAAGGAGTGCATGTTGGTGGAATGGGGGGTTTTATACGTTCTTTAGGATATTTAATTGATAAAATAAAACCATCTTCTGTTTATATAGTATTCGATGGAGCAGGTTCTTCTACAAATAGAAGAAACCTGCTTCCCGAATACAAATCTGGTCGAAATTTAACGCGAATTACACACTGGGAAGTATTTGATGATGTTGATGATGAAAATGATGCTAAAGTTGGGCAAATATCGAGATTAATACATTATTTACAATGTTTGCCGGTTAAATTATTATCAATACATAAAGCAGAAGCGGATGATATTATAGCTTATATGTCAAAGTATATGCCTGAAAAATATGATACTAAAATAACAATAGTTTCTTCTGATAAAGATTTTTTACAGCTTGTCAATCCAAAAGTTGATGTGTATCGTCCCGTAGAAAAAGAAATATTTTCACATCATCAAGTAAAAGAAAAGTTTGGGTTAATACCTGAAAATTTTATATTACGTAAAGTACTTTTAGGTGATGCATCTGATAAAGTACCTGGTGTAAAAGGATTAGGTGAAAAAGGATTATTAAAAAAGTTTCCTGAATTAGCTAATCAAACACTTACATTAGAAAATATTTTTGAAATAGCAGAATCAAAATATAAGCAACACGACGTATATGCTAGAATAGTTTTAGAAAGAAATAGATTAGAACAAAATTATAAAATTATGGATTTATCTAACCCATTGTTAGATGATAAAGATAAAACCAATATTCAAAATGCTATTGAAAGTCCCACTCCCGAATTTCATCCCGAAGAATTTTTAGAACTTTATAATGAAGACGGACTTGGGCACATAATCAGAAATGTAGAT